AGTGCCTTGCTTAAAGCTCACGTCCACGCGGGAGTTTTGAAAAGATTTAAGGCCGTCACCAACCTCAAAAGTTGTGACCGAATCAGGCCCACCGACGCTTGAAATCACTCTTGAGGCGTTACCACGAAAGAGAAGCTTCGGTTCTTTTCCGTAGCCTGCGAAAAGTTCGATGATGTTTTTTGGGTTTTCGGCAAGGCCCCGAGTGTTCGAGGTGAGATTGTAGATGCGGATCTCGGCTTTATTGACCGTACTTGAAATGTCTTTTTCGACCTTAAATGAAATGCGAAACCCGGGAACTCCGGTGTCGGCGGGATCTTGCGAGTAAATGCGGCTTGCGTAGCTTTGGCCTTTGGCTCCTTCCGGCCCAAAGTTTAAAACCGCGAAACGGTCAAAGAGTTCTTGGCTATCCACCTGAAGCCTCCTCGTAATAGAGAAGCACTCGGTTTCCTAAATCAGCTTGGGTCGGAGGGAGATCTTGGCCTGAAGAATCAATCGCGAAGAATCGGCCAGGAGGGCCGCCCACGGCACGGAACCGCGATGAGAGATCCGAGCCCACCAAAGTTACAATGCCACAAAGAATGGAGACGCCAGCTTGATCTTTAATGTCCATCGTCCATCTGGCGCTTCTTGCATTAAAACGAAACGACAAGCGATACGGAGTGTCTTCAAGCGTGATTTGAAACTCGTAGGCCGGAATATCGGATCTGACTGGAATTTGAAGAATCAATTTCCACCTCCGAAGAAATTTCCAATTTTAACTGCAAGGCTCGAATTCACATTCGGAGCCGGAGTCGCTGATTGATTTCCGAGATCGGCTTTGCTCGGGGCCGTGTGCTTCACCGACGGCTGCACTTTTTTGATTGCGACTGTTTTAGCGACAACTTTTCTGACTTCTTTTAAGGTCGCCCTAAAGTGAAGCTGCTTTCCGGTCTTCTGATCCCGTGGGAAAGAGAGAGACTGGATGGCCATGTTTTCATATTGAGTGAGGCCCGTGACGATGGTGACGAGTCTGCGATTTTTCCAGATAGACGTCAGAAGATCGTGCGCAACCTTTGCCGGATCATCAGCTTCAGAAAAAAGAGCTGCGCCGGCAAAGCCTCCGCCAACAGCGCCGGCGGCCGAGCCGAAGCCTCCGAGCTGTGAGCCTAAGATACTTCCCGCCGCGGAAACCAGTCCTTGCGCCTGGGCGCTCAAATTCAGAGGTGTGGATGAAATCACGCCTTCGATTTCAAGCGAGATGTTTTTTGGTCTAATGTGATCGGAAACATCCGGTCCGTCTTCGACAGCGTGCTCGGTAATGTCGGACTCATAGGTGGGAACTTCCGTGATCGTAGCATCGACCAAAAAGAGATCGGCCGCGAAATCCTGGCTTCGGAATTTCGTTCTGACGGGTTCACCTGTGAGGAGCGATAAAAGTGCCATTAGTAAGAAGGCGCTCCTTCACCGCCATACGACGAGGCAGCTCTGCGAATGAGAGACGCAAAACCTTCGTCGATTGAATTTTGAAGTTTCGGAGCAACGGTCGTCGGATCCACGTTCGGCCCGACGTTGAAAGTCATATTGGAATCCACCTTCACCTGAGACTGCGCATTTGAGGTCGAAGTCGTTGGTGATGTGGTGGGAGAAGAATTTTTTGCGAGGATGTCGTAAGCGCCAGTTGTGTCAAACTGACCAAGACCAGTTCCGACTTTTGCACCAACCCAGCTCATCGCTTTTCCGAGCGCGGAAAAGACCGGAGCTAAGTATTGCCCAACGGCAGAGGCGATTCTAATGATCCATCCGAACATCGTGGCGTAAGCATTAACGACATCCATGACGGCCGTTTTGATGAGCGAGAAAACGCCCAAGATTGCTTTTCCAAGGACCGGAAAGTTCGCTAGGAATTTTCCAAAATAACTATCGCCACCTTGAAAGAACGTGATGATGTCTTCGATTAGAAGACCGACGGCGACGGCAATCGCACCAATGGCAATGGGAATTGCGAGAGCCGCGACGTCCATCGCGGTGAATGCTCCGACCGCGAGCCAAATTTGCCTAACGACAGAGCCAATACCGAAGAGGAGTTTTCCGCCTAAGAAGATGGCGGCAATGGTTCCGATGATCGTTGAGATTTTCTCTAAGCCCCCGAACGTTTCGATGAATCGTCCGAAGGATTGAACAAGGGCCGTCATTGCAGACCACGCGATTTGGACGAACCTTGCCATGCCGTCAAAGACAAATTTGATTTGAGTGGCGATCCTCACGCGGTTCTCAGAGATGAAGTCATTGAACCTCGCGGCCAGGGGTTTAATGACTTTGATGAGCCCCACGCCAAGAATGTTTCTTAAACCCTTAAGCGCAAGCGTACTTTCCTTGATCGTATCGTTGAATTCGTTTGAGAGTTGAATGTCGGCATCACTTAAAACAGTACCGTACTTGTCGGCCATCAAAGCCGCTTTTGCGATTTCGGCAGATCCCTTATTCAGAAATGGAATCATGTCACGGCCGGCTCTGCCAAAGAGATCCATCGCGAGAGCTGATTTTTCCATTCCGTCGGGCATGGAATGAAAGCGGTCTGCAATCAGGCCTAGGGCTTGCGTTGTGGTCGGGAGTCTTCCGCCGAGAGATCGTGTATCGATCCCGATTTTTCGCAGAGCCTTTGCCGCATCCGCAGAGCCTTCTTTTGCAGCGACGAGTTGGCGAGAAAATACGCCGAGACTTTGCTGAAGAGTATCAAGAGAGATGTCGCCGAGGTAAGCCGCGGTTTCAAGATGCTGAAGAGCGTCCGTACTGATCCCAAGCTTTTGAGCGGCTTTACTGGCTTCTTCGCCGGCGTCGGCTGTGAACTTTGCGAAACCAAAAAGAGTCGCCGAAGCTGCGGTCACGGAAATCCCGATAGTGGTCAGTGTTGACTTCAAACCATCAAGTTTCTCTTCGACCTTCTTTAACTTCGTGTCGTCAAAATCAAGCCCTAGCTTTGCATAAAGTTCTCTGACAATCATTTTCGCCCCTTGGCAGCTCTTTCCTCCGCCTTCCGTCTTGCTTCTTGGTCGAGATCAAGTGCTTCGTTCGCATCGAGCAGATCAAGGATCGACCAGTGCTCCTCAATCTCCTGAAGGGTCGTCATCTGTGAGATGATGACTCTCCAGACGGACCAGTTCAGGTGCTCGGGGACTCGGAGCTGTCCTGCTTGCTCGCGCGGCCTTGAAGCATTTCTAGCCCCGCGAGATCTCCTAAAAAATCGCTATACTGAAACGCGACCGTTTTCCCTAAGACCTTGAACAGATGTCCAATGCGTCCCTGAAAATGAACGTCGAAATACTCAGCGCCGACAGCTCTGAGCTTTCCGCTTTTGCCTTCGATCACTTGCACCGAATCCAAAATGTCTTTGATAAGAGTCTCAACTTCGTTTTCATCAATGCGAGAACTGAGCGCCGAAATAGCTTGTCCGAGTACCGCGTTTGCGGCCGCATCGTCGTTATCCTTGAGAGCTTTTCCAGCGCTCAAGAATTTCGCCACGGGTTCACCCGCAAATTTCACGAGGCGTGCAAATATTTTTGTTCCTCGCGTAGCCGAGAAGTGTTTAACGAGATATTTCTCGCCGTCGATTTCAAATCGTTCTTCAAAGCGCATTAGTTACCTCCCATGAATAAGAAGAGGTTATCGGTCTCAAGCGTCCACTCGACCTCACGGACCTCGTTATCAAATCCAAGGACAGGCAGTTTTTTCACATAAGCCTGTTCGCAAGCGATGATGCTCCGGCCGCTTAGGTCCTTAATCAGAACCGGAACGAGGCCGCCATTATTGAGTTCATCGGCCGCGGCAAAGCCTGAAAGGATGTCGTTTGAATCACTGCTTGAAAGAAGCGTGAATTTCACTTGTCCTGATTTGTTATTTGATTTTGAACGTGTGCCTTCGCCATCAATTCCGACGGTCATCGCGTAAGCATCTTCGGCTCGTTCAGCTTCAATGAATGTTCCGGGTGCAAAACCCGCCAGAGGTCTTCCCCCGACGGTTGCAACGACTTGGCTTGGATCGTATGTTTTCATCTTAAAATCCTCCTTTGGTTAAACTGAGACAAAGCCTTTGACCGTGACTTCGCCGATGGCTCCGGCGAGACGGAATTCAAACTCAATGTCTGGAAAAATTCGGTTTTGGCGATCCTGCGGATCAACATCTGCGACCTTTTGAGAGGTCACGATGTAGCCTTCCTCTTTAGAGATTCCGCCGACGCGAATGCCTTCTTCGATCTTGGCTCTGACAATGGCCTCCAGGGACGTCACACCACCATCGGTGTAAGGCACTTTTTCAACCGCGACGAGAAGACCATAAATGCCTTCTTGAACGCGGGCCGTGAACCAATCAAGGAACCTCGTGACGTCGATCCATTGACCGCCGACCATCTTTCCTTTTTGAACGATTCCAACACCGCCCACGGTCGTATAGTGGTTGATGTTTTTGAAATCGAGATTCGCAATTTCGGTCGCGGTCAGTCGATCTGCGGTGATCCCTGAGAGATTGGCGTAGCGCCACTGTTCAGATCCCGGATCAGTCGGAAGTTTTCTTCCCGCCCATGCAGCGTCAGGTCCACTTTCCTCATCACCACTCCAAAGAAGCGCCGTTCGTTTGTAGGACTTGCCTTTAAGGACACTGCCTAGATCGGTCGTGACTGCAGTTTTGATTGCGGCTTCTTCACTTGCGGCCACAAAGATTTTTCGAACAGCCTCGATGAGAGATGCCGCTTGCAGAATATCGAAATCTTCGCGAGAGCAAAGAATCAGGCAGTACCAATCATCATTAATTTCTTGGATGGCTTGAATGTCGTTGATGATCCCGACATTCGCAGTCGTGTGCGCGATCGCAAGATTCGTAGAGGTCTCAACCGCATTCTGCTCTCCCGCATTGTCAGCGGTGAGAATCAGGGTCGCAGTTCCGCTTGCCGTCATCTTGCACGCGGTGTCCGCGTTAATGAGAGCAAGCAATCCCGCCACGATCTCCGTGTCCACGGCATCAATGTCCGAGGTAAACTGGTAAGTAACCCCATTGATCGTGACTTCGTAAACGGTTGAATCATCGACATCGGGCGTGAGGGTTTCGACCTGCGCGACCTGAGCGCCGCGCTTTCCGATGAGAATTTGTTTTGGTTTCTTTTCTTGAGAGAAAAGGCGCTGTGCCCAGATATATTCCTCATCCACGGGATCAAAGTCTTCGGCAACCCCAGGGAGATTCGTATAAGTGCGCACCAACTCACCAAAAGTGGCGTTAGGTCCGAGGACCATCGGGGTTCCGAAACCCGCGCGGGTGACGGACTTACTCCCTAGGGTGATTTGGACATCGACGATTTGATCTAAGCTCATATTTTATACCTCCTTCAAAATCAGCCGATGTCGGTCTGATCTCCGTTTGATGAATTGATGATTCCGGTTTGTTCGATAAATCCAACGTCATCCGTGGTCGCCATCACGCAACCAAAGTCGATGTCGAACTGAACTCTGTTTTCAAAAGTAGTTTCGAGTGGAACGCTGATGTTTTGAGGAGCTGTGCTCGTCAAAATGGAAACGAAATCCGCAGCTAAAGCTTCAAGAGCGGACGGCTTTGACATGCTCCCTTGAATAAGAGCCGAGACTTCCTCGGCGTCTTTGCCAAAAATTTGCACTGAAACAGTCAGCGCTCTTTGACCTTCGATGGAATAAACGCCAGGAGAGGTCTGCCTCATGTCGTCGTCGCCGTAGGTTCTGGGGCCTGCGATAATTTTTAATCCCACATACGAAATTTTCGGGCGCGGAGTTCCTTGCTCGGTCCAAATCACGCGATTGTTTGGAACAAGAGAAAGAACTTGAGTGGAGACAAATTTCCAGACAGCGGTTTTAAATTGCGCGACCGTGAGAGCACTCATGGTGGGTCCTCCTGGTCGTTCACGCGTTGAAGAAGAGATTTAAAGTAAGGAAGATCGACATTTCTCCAGCGCTCAGTTGAACGTACGAGAAATTCTTCGCCTTCAACGGTCACGACGTCGGCTTCTCTGATGCCATTTTCCATTGCCGGAAAAAGTTCAACCTCGGTGAAGAGATTGAATGACTCTCGGTTTCGTTCGTTCTCGGGAAGAAGTAAGGATTCTTTCGCCGTCAAAGGCTGCAAAGATCCTAGGACCTGAATCGTTTCTTTGGCCGACGGCTGATAGACACCTTCAATATAGGCACCATCAGCGATGGGGCGTTTTACTGGATAGGTGCCGGTGGCAAAGGAGGAGATCATTCTTTACTCCCATCCATAATAACTTCGTGGCGAATCGAATTGAGCATCTGCCCGGTATCGACGAGCGGCACGTCGCCAGCTTTCCCATCACGGGTTTTTGCCGCAATCGTGCTTTGCGCGAGCGGCGGCGGAATGTGTTCGTTAACGATGCGGTCCTTGATGAGCGAGACCGCGAAAACTCCCAGTCGGCCAAGGGCTCCTTGCACATCGATCTTTTGAAAGATGACATTTTTTAGGAGCTGGTCGATTGCGCTTTGAACTTTCCCGGATTCTTTAATCAAGGTTCCGCGGATGAAGCTTCGCTCTGGGATTCTTCCGTCATCCGATCCGTATTCGTGATCGGCCGCGATGCTCGCAACGGTTTCGGTCGAGTTCTTGTGAGTTGCTTCGCCGCTTGAGCCAACAAAGCCGACTTTGACAAAGGGCTGCTGAGAAGCTTTTCTGAACTCCTCAGCAATTCTTTTCCACCCTCTGTCTTTATCGATAACTTTGAACTTTCCCATCGTCACGTCACCATCGGGGTCACGAGAATCTGGCGACGAAGGCGCAGATACTCGATTCCGTAGGAGGTTGTGCCAAGGAGCGAGTCCTCGGCTGATGACCCTTGAAAATTCGGAAGCGCGTAGCTCCGCTGAAGTTCGCCGACCTTTTCGGAGCTCACGACACCTGCATTTGAACTTCCGCCTTGAACCCCACCACCAACGCCTGCGCGCTTTAAGAGGTGGGCCGTCAAGTACGAAAGCCCTATGCCGTAACTTAAGCCCCAAACTTTTTCGCTGAGCGAGAGCGCCGCGATTTCGATAAAATTATCGATCCTCGAATCACTCACTGCCGAAAACTCTGGAAAAATAGATTTAATGTTCTCAGGTGTTGCTTCCATAATGGACTCAAGCCTCCTGAGATTTAGACGGCTCGGTTTCTTCCATCTTTTTGATTTGGGCCTCGATCGCGCGTTTTACTTTTGATCGGATCTCGGTATCGAGCCATTCTTTCAGAATGCCGACATTGAAAGTCTGCGCGACAAGTTCAAGAGCCTTCTTGTCGTTGAAGTTTGAAAGAGGCTCGGCTGGAGGCGACTCTGGTGGTTTCGCCGTCGATGTCGCGTTCTCTTTGTTGTCGCCAAAAGCTTTTTCTTCGAGCTTCTTCTTTTCATCCTCTGAAAGATTACTCAGTGGATCTTTAGGCTCTTTCGATTTCTTTTTGATGTCCGGCTCTAGGACCTCAAGAATTCCTTCATTTAAGAAATGCTGAATTTCGGAATCTTTCTCGGCAATGGCCCAGAGTTTTGGGTCAACGCTGTTGACACCAGGAATGAGGCGAATGCCGTAGGCGTAGTGAAGATTGGGGCGGTTGTATTTGACGATCATGGTTTTTCCTTTCGTTTAAAAACTGCGTTTAAAGCGGTGCCGACCTTGGAAAACCCGGGAGAACCCCAAGGCCGACACCTAACCGCCGCCCAATCCTTGAGCGACGGATTTCTGATTAAATTCCGTCACCGAAAACAATCGAAAGCGGGTAATAAATAATCACGCCGCCGAACGATTCGATGCAGTCGATGATGTATTCCAGGTTTCGCTTCTCGGGCTCAAGCTGCTCAAAGTCCGAAGGGACTTCTAAAGTCAGAGCCATCGGGTCACGGCGATAAGCAACCGCACGGTCAGTCGCGGTCACACCAGCTCCTGCCAATTCGTTCACCCATTCCACCTGTTTGATGAAAGGATTATTGGCGAGGAAGTATTTAAGAATCGTCGTATCGGAATTGTCTGAGCGTGGAGTGCTTGCGATATAAGTGAACTGCTGAAGCGGAAGTAAAAGCGTGTCCGCAACTTCAACACCTTTGGTATTCACCGCGGGAGCATTCGCAAGCAGGTTTAAATCCCGAAGGATTTGCGCCGGCGTCTTCGCGGTCCAAAGCTTCGATGCTCCCGTTCCGTCAGCGGGAATCGTAACCGTCGGAATGTTCACATTCGACAAGAAGCCCGGAAGTCCCGTTGCCGAGTCACCTTGAAAGGCATACTTGTTTTCGGCTTGGGCGACGGCCCGACGAGCGGCATTCGATCTGCGTTGGTCGAGCCTTTTTCCGACCATCGAAGAGCTTCGAATCTCTTTGATCGTGTAACCGTAAGCGGCACCGAGCTCTTTCACCGGAGAGGTGAATTCTTTGCCCTTGATGTCGGCGCGAGGCAGATCGTCCGCGTAGTTCGCGATGATCTTCGCAATACCGGTTTGATCGTATTGTTGATAAGTGATCTTGGTCGCACCAGGATCAACCTCGGGGTTGAGAGGAAAAAGCCTTCGAGCTTTCAGCTCCGGGTACTTCACGTCGTAAGTGTTCGACTTGACGTATTCAAGTTCCCGCTGAAAGAACGCGCTTTCATTTGCGTCCAAGTGTGGCAGTTGAGCGTAGATTTTCATTTCATCGTCCTTTCGTTAGAGGTCAAACTCAACGAGAGCGAATCCATCGATACCGGCGCTCGTTTTATATTTTGCATTTGCTAAAATTGCGGCTTCACTTACAACGGCAGAACCGCGGAAGCTTCCAGGTCCGTTACCTGCACCCGCATAGCGAACGTAAACGTCGCTTGTCGGAGTGACGGCATCTTCAACCTTCACCCAGGCTCGGCCTTTACGAAGGCACGGAACCACGGACTTGGCTGAATATTGAGGAGTGGCCACTCCAGGGTTCTGCTCAACCGATTGACTGGAGAGCGCAAGTCCTTGGGGATTTTTATTGTTCGTGATGTCGGTGGCGGCTCCAGGCAACTTTCCTGAATCATCGGCAGTATCCCGGACCACGAGCTTTCCGAATGGGACGGCCAGCGCGCACTTGACGCTCACCTTGTCAGTGAAGCCACTGTCGGCAATCTGTCCTTCGTATCCGACCGGATCTTGATCTTGGTTGTATGTGGTTTGCATAATTGAATTCTCCTTTAAATTGTTAGTTGGATTTCTCTTGAGCCGATGCGAGTGGTTTCTTCCATTCGTCTTCGGAGTCCTTGCGCATCTTCGCGCGCGCGTCCGTTGCATCGGGCTCCTTCTCGTCTTTACGAGCATCGTTCGCGACGATGGCGCGGCCGATTCCGCTATTGAAATCAGCACGGGCTCGAACTTTTTCGGCAATCGCATCAAATCGAGTTTCGATGTAGACGTCGGATTTTCCGTCAAGCTGTGCCGTGGGGCTGTCGGCCTGAATGACTGCTTTTTTGATTTCCACATCTGACATGGAATCAAGCTTCTCGATCTTTTCTTTGGGAAGGGCGTGAGACGCTACTTTCTCAATTGCGGTTCTGGCTTTCACCAGTTCACGGACTTTTCCTTCATCGGGAGCGGAGTCCGTTCTCTTTTTCAGATCGTCATTTGCAGCATCGAGTTTCGCTTGCGTGGTTTCGACTGACTTCGTGAGCTCCGAGTTTGATTTCGTGAGATCCTCACTGGTCTTTTTCAAACCAGAAATTTCGGCATGGGCAGAATCGAGTTTGGTACTCGTTTCTTTTGCTTTGGCCTGTTCAGATTCGATGGCGGTTTTGGCTTCCTTTGAAACTTCAAATTCTTTGCCGCCGATGTTGATTTTTTCCATATCGGGATTCTCCTTGTGGGTTGTGGTTGATGATTCTTGCTCCATGACGGCATCTGCGGCATCGAGCCTGATTCTGACTTCGGGACCTGCGCGGCCCTTGTCGGTAGCAGCGAGGTGGTTGTAGCGGATGTTTCTCTGCACAACGTCGTAGGGCTGACCTTGATAGACGCCGGCCTCATCAAAAACGTCGGCATGATATCCGCACGAGACTTCGCGCATTCCGTTTTCAACGGCAGCAATTGCATCGGCATCAGAGATGATGACCGAGCACGAAACCTTATCGCCGTCTTGTCGGATGTTTTCTAAAACGTGACCTTTTTGATATTTGGTCACGTTCTTTGGAGTAATCATTTCTGGAGGGTGTCTTAAAGTGAACGGTGCGCCGGAGAGGGATTGCAGAGAATCTGCCTTGAAGACTTCTTCAGGCGGGCGAAGCTCGCGGATTATTTTTCCGTCACCTGTTTTGTACGTGAAAACACCTGCGCGAGTGGCGTAGACAGGAACGCGAAGAAATCCTTGCGGAGTTCTCTCAGCGTTTTGAAGTTCACCTTTATCGAATCGAATGACTTGTGCTTTCATGCGCGTTTAAAACATTTTCGGCGCGCATGAAGAACTTTTCACCGCTTCATATTCAACACGTTGAATGCGTAACAGTTGAGAAAATGTCAGTGGTTGTTTTTAGGCGAGAAGGTCTTCCATCACGGGCTCGGCAAAGCAGCGGCACTGAATAGCTTCACCGGGATGAACGGCTTCGCCATCGACGATTGGCGGGTCATCCCAAGAGAAGGTTTCGCCTTCAAGTTTCAGGTGGCTGGAGCGTTCGCGCTCATCACCAACGCCTCGCCAACGGTAGCGACCAAGCCCGAGGCCCACGTATGTGATCTCCGTGAGTTGACCGTTGATCTTTCCAACCTGATCTCTCGCAATGAGTTCGGCATTGGATTCCATCGAGCCAAAGCGCTCATCAATTACAGCTTCAATGTCTTCAACGCGCTTTCCCTGCGTGATCGCCGAAAGAACCTGCGACTCTAAACTTGCGAAATGGCGATCTGAAAGGGTCTTAATGAGCTGAACATTTTCTCGAATTTTGATTTGGATAATGGATTTCAGTTCATTTGAGTTCGCGCCAAAGCCGATGTTAACTCCAAAAGGTTGATACTGATCTCGCATTCGGCGCGTGTTTGCAGCGATGATATCTTCGATGCTGACGCCCAAGCGATTTGCGATGGTCGCAAGGATAGAGTCACTAAATTCAAATCCTAGCTGATCTCGGATGCGTCGAAGAATTTCGGCAAGGTCATCAATCATGTCATCTTGGCGAACGCGATTGGGGGTAACGCTTTTCACTTCGGCGACTAGCCGTGGGATCAGCGGCAACAGAATTTCGCGGGTGATCTCGCGTGCTCGCTTCACGTAAGCAGATAAGTCTCTGATGTATTGTCGCTCGGCCGCATGGGGATAAAGAGGCTTGAGCGGGCGCGGAAGCCGTCTGACCCTCTTGGGCCTGGTAAGACGCCTTGCCTGAATCAGCGTTACGGGATCGGTGTCAAACCTGATGGCCCGTCTCATGGTTTCTCGGTCGTCTTGTCGTTTGGTTCTTGGGGATCGGGCTTCTCGGGGTTTGGTGCAGGAGCGCGATCGGCAAGAGGTCTCGTGCTGAGATCAAGTTCCGTTTCTCTTGAATAGCGATCCCCACCAAAGCGGGAGACGGCAACTTCGGCGGGATCAAGCACCCCGCGATCGAGATAGACAGCATCAGTTTGCGCAACTTTAAGGCGAACGTCTGCGTCTTCGTTGTCATCGAGTTGCCAGAGAGATTCGAATTCGATGGTCAGATTATTTGGAATTCCAGGATTGAGTTTCTGCGTGATGCTCAAGAGTTTCGGCGCGAGGTATTCTTTTCGTTGCGAATCAACGTAGTCATACCAACCGGTGGTCGTCGAATTTCCGGTGGAATTTGATCCGTCAGGGCTTTCACCTAAAAGTTTTGTGTGAGGAACGTCGGTCTGCGCGACAAGATTTGTTCCTGCGGCTTTTAGCAGTTCCGGCATCCCAGTGACGGTTCTGGATTTTTCTTCGTAGGTTTCCGACTCGTCAATGATGAGGGAACGAATGACGGATTTAGAATAGTTAGCAAGTTCAATGCGCTCGCGGATCTGATCTTCTTTTCCGGCAGCGACCAGCTCCGCAAGATTTCGCATTTTAAAAACACCAACGTTGAAATCCTGTAACATCGCTGCCGATGAGTCGTGGCTTGTCTGGTAGTTCCTGATGACATTGAACGGCCGCGTAAGTGCGGAGTCATGCCAGTATCCATTTTCAATAAAGAGTCTTCGCGGAAGTTTTGCTCCGTGAAAAAGCTCTAAGCGAGAAACATGGACCACGAGCATATTGAGGTCAGTGCCTGAGCCCTGAATTAAAGCCAAGCGGTAGCGCGTCGGCTGCCGAAAGGTCTTTGAGAGCGGGTTCATGTCGATTGACGTCGGATCAGCAAGGAGCTCAAAACGATTCAAAACCTGAAGAGCAACGACTTCTTCGTTTTCGCGCATGGGCTCATCCATGCCGACCGTGCCTTTGCTGAAGTAAACGATGGCTGATCCGCCATATTGGCGGGCTTGTTTCCACGCATCCCGAATTTTATTTTTAGCGTCGAGATCACTTAAGCGAGAAACGTAAGAGTCAGATTTTTGTTTTTCGACTCCCGAATAGGACCAGTCTTTGCGAAGCGCTTCTTCGGGAAGAAGATCAACAATCCTTGCTGCCATTCCGTCTGAAGCATAGAGATGTTCAAAAAAGAGTTCATCGTGCCGGATCCACTGAGCGATGGCTGATAAACGCTTGTCTTTGTTTTTTGCGCCGAGCCCTGTGATGAGGTTAAGCCAACCATCAA